CGGGATGATTGAACTTAACGGAAGGCGTATAACCTTCGGCGTCCGTTTCCCCGTCACTGTTGGAACTGATTTCAGCGGTACCGGGTGTCAGGTAAATACCGATCGCGTAACGTCCCGCCTTCATTACGATATCATCCTCGATAACCACGCCGGCATCGTTTCTCTGCGGGAAGGAAAGAATATCGTCAACGTCGTAAATTACGAGCTGATCCTTGGGCTGAATACCGTTACCGGGATTGCCGGCCGGCCTTCTTACGCTTGCTTTTACGTATG